CCCGGAGACGGCTTGAAATCGGCTCCTTTTACTTGCCAAGGTTCCCTATAGTTTTCAAGCCACAGTTTTGCATTTGTATAGGATCCGGATCTTGTTGCCCTATCGTAGAAGCAGCAAGGACTTTCACCAGCTTCAATGCATCTGTAGTATGCTCCCCATGTGCATTGTCTTTCACTTTCAACACCCCATCTGTATGGCTGCTCCCCTTCTGTTGGAGCGGATGTTCTAATGTCAAACATTATCCTATCCCCTTTTCGCTCTGGGTGTTGATTTGGATGTCTTCGTACTTAACGTATTTCAGTTCTTTGAGTGACTTTATTTTGTCGAGGACATCTCTCGCATAGTCCATAGCGAACGTAATAAGTACAACAAAGACCTCGATCGTAGAAATTGCCTCTCCGCTTATTGTGATGTCTTTTGTCAACTGAAGAGTCAGGGCAAAGAGGTTCAATGTGTAGCAGAATGCAAAGATGCACAAACCGATCACAAATGCTTTCAAGACACCGAAGAAAAACTTCCTGATGTCGAATTTGTTCTGGAATGTGCCTATGATCGTGCCTAGAACGATGTTGATAGCGGACAAGGATCCTACAACGATCAACATCAGAACTACTGTTTCCAGATTCTCTTGGAATGCTTCTTCAATCAGTTTAAGTATTGTTTCCACGAAGTTCTTCAATCCTTTCTCTCCACTTTTTGCGGTTCTTGATTGTCTCGGAATACTGTTTCGTATAGCGAACATTCAATTTGATAACATCAGAAATCCACGTTAAAGGATTGTCCAGCGCCAGAAGTTCCTCACAGTACTTCGCAAAGATGTAGTCGGTATCGGCTAGTTTCTGCTCAAGTTCGGAGATCTCTTTCTCGTCTGCCTTGTGTTGGTTCTCGTCCTCGATACGTTTCCATTCCTCTGCATCAAAGATGAGTTTGTTCTTGCCTAACTTGTAGGCACGAATTTTAGTGAGATCGTAGTCTTCTAAATTCAGTTCAACATAGTCTCTGATCGTTCCGGTATGGACAACACTCAAGACATAACCTCTTAAATCTGTTGTCACATAGTATTTCATAATCTCTTCCTCAACAAGTAGACATCGCAATCCCAATACCTATTCCAATTCGCAGATCCTAAAGTGCCCCTATCGTTTGCATTGATATTCAGTATTCCGGTAGATGGATCGTAGGTCTTATTGAATATTAAGTAGTTATATCCTTGTTCGCTTCCGGTATAGATGTAGTTATTGTGGTTGATGTCCTTTACCACAAAGTTATCTGCCGTAAAATTCATGTACGAACTAGGATACATGTTTCTGATGTTGAATGTCTGACCGACTCCAATATGAGGGAGTTTGTTCGGTTTTGTGACACAGATCGCATGAGTAGAGAATTCGTGATTCTGCACCCATGAGTAAAACTCCAGATATCCACTTGACGGATAGTATTGCTTTGACAGACCGCTTCGCAATGCGCTTCCTTCTCCGTATGCCGTTGAGAACGTTAGGAAAAAGAAGTTATCCGTTGTTAAGGTTTCATAGATATCCGGTAATAGAGTTTTGACATCGTATCTGTTTGTGGATCCCAAATCAAATACCTGATTGTTCTGCCAGATCAATTTATCACCAAGCAGAACTCTTTCGATATCCTTGTCTCCAATGTGAAGCAGATCCAATTCCTTCTCGTTAAGATAGATCATGTCTATTCCTCAAACGTGTAATAGATCGTGTTGGAGTCTTTTGTAGAAAGTGCTTCGTAATCGGCTTCTGAAATGACTTCAAAGTTGTATCCGTTGATTGCGGTTCCGTCACCTCTGATGACTCTTCTGTCCTCTACGTTGGTGACTCCGTTCGCTCCGGTAGTGATGATGTAGAGAAGAAGATCCCTTGAGACTCCAGCTCCGTTCAAATTGTCACTCTGCATGTTTGAAGCCGTCCGCTGCACGAAGGATCCGGTTGATCCGTTCGGCTTGGAGAGATCGATATTCGCACATAAGTAGATCGTAGAGTTGGCAACAAGGGTCACGGCTTCCAGACTCATGACTCTGAAGAAAGCACCACCGATTACCGCTTGAGATCCAGCTTCAAACTGAACCATAAGCGAAGACGGTGAATAGGAAATGGCGAACTCATTTCCGATCCCTTTTGAAATACAGTCAGAAATGGCGGTTCCGTAAGTTCCCCCATCCATTTTCGGTGTGATCGGATATGTCTCGCCCGTATCATGAAGTGTTTGAATAGCCATGTTATTCCTCCTCTATTCTTTGATACACAAAGTTTTTTGATGTTCCGTATTCATTCAGGATCCGGTTCGGACAATGTGTTTTATTGTTGAAATCCTGATGAAAAAAAATCATATCCATAGGGATACGATATTTCTTTTGAAGACTATAGATCAGGCTGATTGCTCTGTCTTCGGCTTCCTTGTATTTCTTGTCTGATAGGGATGAACAGATCTCTATTGCTATCGTGTAACGGCAACCGAAGTCCTTCCCCTTCCCGGTATGGTAGACAGCCCAATCATCGGGCATCACCTGAACGATCTCATGATCGTCTACGATATAGTGACACCCTTGACTTGTCTTGCACTCGTTATTCAAGTAATCGTGCAATTGCTGTGCATCCATTTCTACATTATTGGTTTCATGTATCGTGATGCCCTGAATATCATCTTCTGATCTAGGGAATCCGTACTGATTGAATTTGCTTTCATCTATCATGTTTATACCTTCCCTAAAGTAAGTAACTGTGTGAGCTGCTTTCTTACGATTCCGCATGTGAAATCGGCAGAGGTGATATTCTCGTTCGCATTCTTCTTTATCTTGTATCCGGTAAGAACGGAATTGTAGTACTCATCTCCATAGTAGATGTCCAACTCTCCGCCCAGATTGAAATCACCGAACTCATAGATAAAGTTCTTCACAATCAAAGTGAACGAGAGATGATGGTTATACATCGTCTGTGGCAGATTGTTCGCTACAAGATCCTCGATTGGATCATCACTATAGACTATTTTTGTATTAGTGATGTTAAACCGATCGACCATGCTTGTAGGCTGCTCTACGATACCCGACTTTGTGGCTACATAGGTAGTTCTGTAAGAATAATTTTTATCATAGACTACCAATCTGTTGGTTTCCTCGATTTCTGTAATAGGTGACATGTTTTTAATGGCAAACATGTTGTTTCCTACCTTTAATCTTTCATAGGAAGGAACCTTGATGTGAACGTAGTTCGTACCGGAGAAGTTTATTTCAAAGTCGAATATGATCCCATACTTCTCATACAGAGAATATATGAAATCTTCCATTTCAACGTTCTCAAACCTTTCAGGATCTCCGTCCTCTTTCCATGTAGAAGGAAGATTGACAGAAGTAGAACCCACATAGTCTATCGTGATACCGCCTAACCTCTGGGCAACCAGAGGGTCAATATAAGAAGATCCCTTCAGCTTTCCATCGGCATAGTTCTGCATGATATCCGCTATCTCATGCTCCAAGAAGTCCTCTGAAGATGTTTCATAGACCCACTTTCCATCATAGAATGATTGCATCTGTGAGCATCCTATCTTGAGATTCTCAATTGACTTTATTACCCCTTGATATAGGAATTGTCCTTTTGGATCATAAAGCACAAGGATATCACCTTCGTTTATGTTCGTAGGCATTTCATAGACCGTCACACTTGATGTTGCTTTTGTGAGCAGATCTGTTCTTACGGAGAACGTATTGACTCGCATGAAAGCCTTTGGCGGATCCTCAAGATTCATCTGGTCTTTCACAAAACACCTATACTGATAAATCCCGTTCGTATCACTTACCCTTTGGTAAATTGCTACTAATGAGATATCAGTATTCCCTATGACTATATTCCTAGGGTTTTCGGTATTGCCGTCACTCCATCTTACGAAATTGTAATCGGGGAACGGTCTTGCCCAAAGAGTGACTACATCCCCCTCTTCCCCAATGTATATACTTTGATAGACACTTGAGACATTCTTCGGTTCGGTGGTTACATTGACCCGAAATCTAAACTGTTCAAATACGGCGGTTATTTCATAGCCGTAATTAAATCTAGCAACTATATTCGTTGCCATGTTACTCACCTACTTTGAATGAATATGTTGAGTCGGTGCTTAATGTCTGTCCGTTCTCATCTTCGTACCGTAAGAATCTGTAAATTCCATCGTTGGATGTTGCGACCAATGTAGCCGTTTCACCATATCTGTATTCTCCGCTTCCCGTTACCGTTCCGCTTCCTAATGGATAGACATTTACAGATACGGGAATCATTCCTCTGTATAAGATGTCACAGAGGATTGGAGTGGTTGTTGGTGTACTTGTGTTTGTTGGTAATAACTCTTCTGTACCACCTTGGTCTATATTGAAGGTTAAGTCTAATGAAGGAGATATTGGGGTTTCTGTTTCAGTAGCAAGTTCGTAAACGATAAATCCTGTTGGTGATACCGATGTGCTTCCGTTGTTCATTAAAATGTAATATCCATTGTTAATTCCGCACTTGCCAACCATATTCACATTACCATTCATTTGATTACCGCCAACAAAACTTAAATTTTGTCCGTTTGCCACTCCTATTGCGTTTTCTATTGCGGTATAGTTAGGATCGCTTGGCAGTTTAATATCGGTCGGAAACGAAGCTATCCAATATCCATATGTCGAATTGCTTCGATGTGTCCACGTCAGCGTTCCCAAATCCACCATGCTTATTCTAATAATTGCCTTATTCGGTGTTAATTCATCATATACATTTCCTGCACTCTTCATACCATTAGGAAAGTATGTAGAGATAGGTAAGGATAAGACAGACTCTGTATAAGGTTCATATGTGCCGTTTTTAGATGTATCACTTATGTTAAAACAGAAATTGTTTAAAAACTCATTTGTAATAGTAAACCTTATATAGTGTGCATTTGGCGGTGAAACAATCGTTTCTGCAACAGAAGCATATTGCCAACTTGTCATAGGTATTGGATTCTTATTGCCATCGTAAAACATTATTCTCCGTGAACCCGTTTCTGCATGGTAATACGTTGTATTTGGGAACACACGAATAAAGTCGGTCACATTATAGCCACTACTAGCCGTGGAAACTGCACCCGTTGAATAATCGTTTATCCACTTTCCATTTTCACTATTGCCATCCCATTGGTTAAACCCTACTGTCTTAATACCATTACCATTAAAGGATAAGAGAGAACCTTGATTGAAATCATAATATGGAAGACTAAAGAGTGAAG